GTCTTTCCATTAACGTGCTGATCGAAATTACCGCCTTGTACGTTTACGCCATATTCATCTCCGACGATAACCAACTTACTACCATTATTGGATTCTACCTTATCGCCTTCGACAGTTTGATTTTTATCACCCTTCACTGTGTCCGTTGAATCACCATTTTTAATGTCATATGTTGGCGCTTCGGAAGCACCAAATGTTGTCACAACACGTGATTCCCTAACAGCCGTAATCTCTTGACCCTTCACGGCAACAAACTTATTACCGATGATGTCAGTACCAGAATCACCCGCCACGGAAGTCTTATCTGTGGCGTTTACTGTTTTATCGTTATGTCCGTAAACAGTCTGTGATGCACCACCTTGGATGAAATCCCTAGAATGATGTTTGAAAGAAATACTCAAACCTCTGTGATCATCTTCCGGATACGAACCCCTAGAACTATACTCCCCAGAAGCATCATAAAATTCATCGAAGCTAGTTTTCTTATAGTCCTCGGGATTCATATGGGATATCTTGAAATTGATACCATCGCTCTCGGTGTAGATATACCGAACATCAAGTTCGTCCTGTACAGAACTTAAAACTTCTGGTAACTTTTTATTATCATGTCCTGGTTTTATAGCCATATTATTTAAGTTCCACTAAATGTATTTGTAAGTAATTGTGATATTTTAGCAGCCTTTGCCACCTTATCCTCATGACTCGTCATAAGTGCTGACATCTTACTACTATCCAAAACCTGCCCACTACGTGCCATCTGTTGAGAAGATTGCGCGCTTGATCTAGCGCCAGCAGCACCCATCAGTATTTGCATCAAAGAAGAAACATTGAGTCCACTTGAGTTCTTACCTAGCGTCTTTTCTTTATTTTTAGTATTGACATCAGAATCAATGGAAGCCAATATATCATTAAAAACAGAAATCGTCATAGACTCTAGAACAACATAAGGGTCTAAAGCCAAAACTGCTTTTTCAACAGCAAGGGACAATATTTCCTCATCGATTGATTCATAATATCTCTCACCCAAGACCCTAGCTATGAATACGTACTCACTCTCATCACTAGAAATCCATTTTGTATAACCTGGGTTCGGGTCTTCGTCATAACTATAATATACTTGAGTGTATAAGTCTGGTATAGTGGTGTCTAACCCAACAGGTGGATCACCAATCTGCAGAACAGTCTTATATGTTATAGTTGGTATAACGCTTGAACCATAAGTTTCGTAATCGTTTTGGATAGATGTGTATGATTCTGTGACAACATCTTGGTATAACTCTGTGACATTTAATATATTCTCCGAGATTGAAGACAATATAATATCTAATTTCTCGTATGTTCTAGAGTTTGATAACACAACATAAGCCTCGGAAAGCGCCAAGGTCATTATTCTTTTTCTGGACGATTCAGAATCACCACTCACCAACGAACTCACAGAAGCCATAGATGGATACATTTTAGGCAAGAAACCCGCGCCTTGCCCAGCCTTAGACATAGCTCCAGTTAAAGTCTTTATCAATGGATCAACTGATGATGTTGTTTCTTTGTTGGCGAGTTCTGCATTAGCCTGTTGTTTGGGTGTGGATGTGTCTGTATCAGCAGCTACTGGGTTTTCAGGGTCATCCACCTTGTTAGGCGGCGTAGCAAAAGCAGGTTTGTTTACGAGCGTTGCTGCGTCGGTAGGGAGAGGGGGTACGAGCGTTGCTGCGTCGGTAGTGAGAGAAGGTGTGAAAATTTCTCTTAAAAGAACATTTTGTTCATTTTGTTTAATTTTTTTGTCGGCCGCTTCCACTCCATGTTTTGACATATCAATTGCCATATCAATTACACCTTTAAATCTGGGTTGTCTGTGGTATCACCATCAGCGCCGGTATTCGGGTCTCTTTGTTGAATACCCTTTTCTTTAGCGCCATAGGCTCTCGGCAAAGTCCCCATAATGATAGGAGATTGTTTGTCATGGTCTTCTGGCATGTACATCAAAAGAACACGAGCTCCAACAACTAACGCTTTCGGTTTGATGCCAATACCACCACTAGAAGAAGATGTGATTGGCGTCATTGGATGCGCCCAACACAAGCTTTCATCGGGTACAGCTTGTTCATCATTTTCCCTGTTATATCTCCTGACTTTACAACGTCCGGAGCCTGATGGATCTCTATTGTCGCGTACTTCGCCTATTTCAATCATGCGCTCTTACCCTTACTTTCCTCGAATCCACCCTTTACCACTGTAAGCTCCATAATGTAGTTGGGTGATGAACCAGGAGTGCCAATCTTATGTTTTATACCAACCACAACCACATCACCATTGAACTGTCTCTCGCCGCCTGTTTTGTCTTCATCCGCCCCAGCAGGCATCTCTAATGTTATAGTATCACCCAAAGAAATGTCTGGGTTCCCATAAGTTTTAACAGTTCCTTGGTTTTGCGTTAAGTGTGATAAATATCTAGTTCTCTGTTCTTTGGAAATGGTTGAATTATGGGATTTCGAATTATTGATAGTGTCCTCAGAGGAAGGTACTGAATATTTGCTTTTGCTATCCCTTTTATCACTATAGAGTTTTTTACCCTTAACCGTACCAACTTCCGAGCTACTTGGTTTTCTATCGACCACAGTGTGGGTTGATAGATTAAACGACTCAGCAGCTGCTGCTTCTTTAATTCTATTACTGCTATCGAATAGTCTATCAACATTAGCCGCCAATATAACATTACGCTTCTCATCATCAGTCGCGCCAGTGTAATTGACATTCGAATATTTTAATGTAACTTTGGGAGATCTCTTCATTATTTCTTCCCAATTAGTTATCTGAAGTTCTTGTTTCCCGTCTTTTTGTGTCTGGAACACTGCGGCTGGAGAGTGTGGTGCATCGGGGAATGTCATGTCTCGCATCAACGCTCTAGTGACGCCCGATGTTGGGATGGATGCGTATGTCTTATCCCTCTTTTCGGCTTCAGACAGAACATTTATTTTCTTTTTTGTTTTGGTGTAATCTTCGTATGTCTTCTTAAGAATCTCAGTCGTTGGTTTATCACTGTGTGCCGAAGTTACTGTTCGGTCATCTTTACTGAGATACTCAGGACTGACACACCTAATAGAATAATTTTTAGATCTTTTAGAATCCGCGGCAATTGTTTGACCGACCCCGCTATGTTGTCTGAACTCAAAAGCAGAAATTTTATTATTTTCTGTGTCTTTAAACTTAACCTTCACAACGTCCTGAAAAGAACCCGTCACCTCATTTTCTTTAGCGCCGTCGACAGCATCTAATAATTTTATCTCACAAGAAGGTCCGAATGGTTTGAGAATATCCTCGATTATAGTCACACCAATGTAAATAGGTGTGTCATCTGCAAGCAAATTCATGTCACCAATCTTGAGGTCTTCGAATGATATATCACCAATAGCCATCAATTACTCCTCCAATAGATCTCTTAGGTTTATCACAGCCTGAGCCGATTCATCAGAATCCATAACCCTAATCGAGCGGTTATATTCATTCTGTTCGTACTCATGATCGTAGTATGTTATCGGTTTCCAGTAAACAAACTCACCATCGTCTATATTAGAATAAATAGTAGTTGCTTCCGTCACGGCTGTATTAACTTGACTTTCATTACCATATATGTATCCACTACTGATGGTCAATGTGTCTGTTTCTTGGAAATCACCAGTAACGTGTTGTACATATACATGCGTATTTGTAGACATAGTCACTTGACCTTTACCGACCGCTGAGCTATTCAGGTATATATCGCATATTTCGTCTTTAGTGAAGCTAGTATTAGCAACAGTGTAAGAAATAACTTTATTAGTGCTAGTCGCCCAATCAACTTCCTTTCGGGAATATGACATGACACTATTGGTATCACTGTAGTTAGGTTGCCAGTATTTTCTCATTCCTATTGAAAGTGCATTATAAGCACTCACAGAAATATCTTCTTGTGATTCCCAGTTATTACGGTAATAATACGTTTTTGATTTAGAATCATATACCGAACTATATTTCTTCTCAAGAAGACCATCAAGCTCTTCTTCTGAAAGATACCATTCGTAATATGGATCGTTTATTTTATTACTGAGATACAACAACCAACTTTTATGGGGATCGTCGTAATATCTATTACTAAACTGATCTGGCCTTTCGTTAGAGTTTATATCATATGGATGGAATGTGTATGGATCACGGGACACTCTATCGCTTATAGTCACACGCCGTGTTATATCCACAACTTGGTTATTAGCGAATGTGACAATAGGGAATTTATCAAAATACTTATCAGTAGCCATTACCGAACTCCGCCTCCTTGAGAGTAATCATGTCTCCACCATAGTTCAATTTCTTGACATTGCATAGTTAGGGAAACAAGGGTTGGCGCGCCAGTTTGTTCGAAGAAAGAAGGCGCTGGTGAAGCCACATTCTCGACACTTATAGCTTGGACGGCCATTGTTTTAAATTTCATATGATTATTTAGATCTCTAGGGTGCATCTTCATCTCCATGACATATGGATAATCCATTGTCATTCTATTTTGAGATAATTCCGGTGCAGTAAACATTTTAAAGTCATTGACCATCCGCGAAAGCGTGTCTGATTCTTTTTCGGTTCTTGGTGCTAATAGCCATGTGAACTGGTGTTGTTTGAGTGTTGGACCTTGAAAATGTAGGAATATGCCTGGATTGATAGCTTTACCTGTCACCGCGCCAATTAATGGCCCAAGTCCCGTCACCGCTAAAGCCGCAGAGGTCGCTAACTCCGGCAACGAACTTTCTGCCTTTTTCCACATTTCTGTGGCAGACATGCCCATTGCGTTACCTAGTGTAGCCAGAGCCGCCGTTGTCCCGAGACCACCCAAAACACTAGTAGGCGCTAATCCCGCTAAAGCCTCGCGAACTGTAGACTCAGACCAGTTCAAGACAGTTGTATCGTTGACGCTTAATGGGATAGGTAGAATATACGCAGCTGTTGAACTTAGTGTTTGTGAAGACCCACCACCAAGTGTTTCCATTAAACTACGGAATCCTCCGCCGAACGCAGTGCCGAGATTACTAATTAATCCCGAAGGTAGTTTATTCCTATAATCATGGAATACGATTGATGTGTAGTATTCCCTACCGCTAGCTAAAAGGTCGTTAGGCATACTCATACTGTTAACGGCTGGACCACTTCCTGGACTCGGGAAGTTTACGCGGTTTCTAAAGCTCATTTCTAACCCTTGTATAAATATATTATGACAGACTGTAATATTCATTCTTATTTATATAGAAGGTAATATGCCAAGATACCAAGGATTCTTCAAACCAAAAAACCCAAGTAAATATAAAGGTGATCCAACAAACATCGTTTATAGATCAGGTTGGGAATTGAAGCTTATGCTTTATCTGGATCAAAGAAAAAACGTTATCCAGTGGTCGTCCGAGGAGTTGATAATCCCATACATATCCCCTATTGACAATAAAATACATAGATATTTTCCTGATTTTGTTGTTACTAAAATGGACAAACAAAATCAAAAAGAAACTGTTGTGATCGAAGTAAAGCCTGCTAAACAGTGCATTGCACCAAAGAAACAAAAAGAAATATCTAGGAAGTATATTACTGAGGTGAAAAACTGGGGTATAAATGAAGCTAAGTGGAAAGCGGCCACAGAGTTTTGTATGGACAGAGGCTGGGAGTTTAAGATTTTCACTGAGAAAGAGCTAGGTATTAAATAATTATGGAAGACAACGATACATTTACACAGAAACTGAATGAATCTAGATCATCATTAGCTAACTCCGCAAAGGAAGCCATGAAGTGGATTGGTGATAAGATTAAAGGGATGGCGAAGCCACCAGCTCGTATGTTTAAGAAAGCGAGCACACCAACCATAGGAGAGATGTATTTATTCCACTATGACGCAAAACACAAGGCCACTCTTCCAATGTGGGACGCTCACCCTTTGGTGTTTCCTATAGAGTTCTACTCGGATGGTTTCTTGGGTCTGAATCTCCACTATTTACCTCCAGCAGCTCGCGCTAAACTATTAGACAATTTAACTAAGTTGGTTGGGAATACTAAATACAACGATAACAAAAAGCTAACAATTTCGTATCAGGTATTGAAGGCTCACAGTCGACAATTTTCTGGTTATGGTGATTGCGTTAAGAGATATTTGTACGGTCACATTAGATCACCTTTCCATAAGGTCGATTCAACGGACTGGTCAAAAACAATAATGCTACCACTCGCAAGCTGGCAGCATAAAAGGTAAGTCTAGGTCCATATATGTCTTTCAATATAAAGAACTTTAAATCTAATATCGTAGCCGATGGTTATCTAAAAAATAACTATTTTGAGGTTTGGGTGCAACCACCAAGCTTTATGCAAAACTCCACGATCTCCAACGTAAGCGGGGAACGTGGTGTCAACACATCATTCTCAGATATGTTACGGTACAGAATTGAGCAAGTAAGAGTCCCTGGCATATCATTAACGTCTAACGATATGCGGGTGTATGGTATCGGGCCGACACAAAAAATGCCCTACGCCGCTCAGATTATGGACACAACCTTCTCTGTTCTTGTTGATAGAAGAACAGATATTTGGGATTTCTGGTATAACTGGATTAATCGCATCTTTAATGTTAATGGGGCGGATGCTAGCGGGAATAGGCAACCAACATATACAACAAGCTACAAAGAAGATTACGCTACAACCATGGTGATAGTAATCTATGACAATACTGGTAAAGTGGTCAGAAAAATCAACCTGTTAGAAGCATTCCCATCCGCCTTGGATGATGTTCCATTAGCTTGGAATGACACTCAAGGTCTCATTAGATTAGGTGTTGCAATAACATTTACATCTTATACAACTGAAGAAGGTGATCAACTGAATAATAACACCAACTCTTCAGTTCAGATAACGTTCTAGTTCTATTCTAATACACCCTTCGGGTGGTGACCTTCGGTCACTGGTATTCTTATTGTTTATTGTCTTATCCTTAAGAAGCAGTAAAAGCATTAAAGTTATATTCTTAGGCGACAACCTATTATACCGTTGTTCGTGGATTAAGTCAAGTAAATAATGACAAAAAAGTGAAAAAAAGTTAAATTAAATTAATTTGCTTATTATTACAATTAAGTGTTGCCTTTTTATCAAAACTATAGTATTATACTAATATAACTTGATAAAGATAAAAAGGAATACCTGAAAATGGCACACGAACTTGAAATGAATGGCGATGAAGCTTCCATGGCGTATGCTGGTGATTTGCCTTGGCACGGTTTAGGCACCAAAGTACCACACGACTTATCAACTGACCAAATGCTTAAAGTTGCTGGTCTTGACTGGGAAGTGGAAAAGATCCCAGCGTATGTTGATATCAAAGGCGTCCCGACTCAAATCGGTAAATCTGCTTTGGTCCGCTCGAGCGATAACAAAATCCTAGACACTGTGACAGACGATTGGAATCCAGTGCAAAACCAAGAAGCATTTGATTTCTTCAATGAATATGTGCAAATGGGTGATATGGAAATGAATACAGCTGGTTCGCTCAAAGGCGGACAGATTATCTGGGGATTAGCCAAAGTGAAGGATTCCTTCGAATTGTTCAAAGGTGATCAGATTGATTCGTATCTTCTATTCACAAACTTCCATAAATACGGTTTTTCTACAGACGTAAGGTTCACACCAATTCGCGTTGTTTGTAACAATACACTGACGCTTTCACTGAGTGGAAATGTAGATCGTATGGCTAAGGTCTCGCATCGTCGGGTATTTGACCCTTCTCATGTTAAAGAAATGCTTGGTGTCGCCACTGATAAACTTTCACAATACAAAGAAATGGCTGCATTCCTTGGTAGTAAACAGGCTAAGAATGAAGATGTTGTAACTTACTTTAATCGTATCTTCCCTGTAACTGGAGTTGTTAAAAAAGACGATAACAAGAGAAAGAAAGTTTCTAAGAATGCTCAGCTGGCTATGGATATTCTCCACACACAACCTGGCGCTGAATACGCTTCTGGGTCTTGGTGGCAGCCATTCAACGCTGTGACTTACTTAACAGACCATCTTGCAGGTCGCTCGGTGGATAGCCGCCTGACATCAGCTTGGTATGGTCAAAATAAAACATTGAAAACAAAAGCTCTCAATACTGCACTCGAGATGGCTGGATAAGGATAACATTATGGCTCGTCGTAAAGAAAACGCTAAAGCGCGAATGACTAAGAAACAAGAATTTATTATCAACTCCAAGCATCTTGGCGACGAGCCTATTCTTAAAGAAGGATACACCAGTTGCGAGATGACAGTTGCACTCAACTGGTGTAACTACATGTATTCGGTTAATGACGCCAGGAAGTTTATCGAAGAATACCTTAAATCTTCAGACCGTAAAGAGGATTTAGTTCAATTTAATAGGGTCAATGATTCTAATGTAACCCGTTCCGTTGCTTGGGTCGCTAGGTTAATAAACAATGGCAGTGAAGTGTCTGACCGATCTATTGAATATTTCGAAGAACTTCTGGGAAAAATACTAAGTTCTGCGGAGAAACCAAAGAAAGTTGTAGTTGATAACATTAAAGAAACTAAAAAAGTTATTTCTATCCAAGAAAGAATGGCTATCAAATCCGGCGAGCTCATCGCTGAGATTGAAGAGTTGGTAGACCACTGGCAATCAAAAACTGATTTTTCTTTTTATGAGTGGTTAGTGGAAAGGAATATCCCCGCGGCTTACGGGGCGTCTATCATCAACTATTATGGTCCAATTTTAATGGAGTTAGTCGAGGCCAAAGAAGGCGAGTGCGACCAGCTGAATGAAGCTTATTCTTACCTGAAGAAAAAAGAATTGACCAGTTTAGTGAGATTTATTGCAATGATTGTTGATGATACAGAGAAGTATTCTACTAACGTCAAGAAAACCAGAAAACCGAGCAAACCAAGAAAGGTGTCTGTTGAGAAAAAACTAAAGAATCTTAAATATAAAAAAGAAGACAAGGAGTATAAGATAGCTTCTATTAATCCAGAAAAGATGTTAGGTTCTCAAGAAGTTTGGATGTTTAACACGAAATATAAAACTATCACTGTTATTCGTGCTATGAATCATGATGGTATTCAAGTCAAAGGTACAAGCCTAATTAATTATGATGTTGAAAGTTCCCAGACTAAGAGAACTGGTAGAAAAGCAGAACACTTTATCAGTAGAGCGCTGAATGGTGGTAAGGTAGTGCTCCGGAAGCTCATGGATGAGATGGATAAAGAAACAAACCTAGCTTATAGACTCAACGAGAATACTATTATTCTTCGGGTGTGTTAGTGGGGTTTGTGAATAATTACTCGCTATTTGTATGATGATAATATAAATATATTAATCCCCACTTCGAAGGGGTAATTACCACAAAGG